AAAAGAGTTTTTTCAATGATAAATCAAGTTAAATGGTTTTCAGCTATAGTGTTAAGTATTGGATTAGTTCTTACATCTGCAAACATTTACCCTCAAAATCTATATGTTCAGATAGTAGGGATCACTGGATGGCTATACGCTGGTATACTTACTGAGGATAAGCCATTGATTTATATAAACTTTGTTGGATTGATTATACTGTTGGCTGGGATATGGTATTCTTGGAATATGTAACACTTGCACTCTATAAAAGAAGTTGAGTTCAAATAATGAAAAAAATACTTAGAGATCAGCAAACTGCAAAAGAAGTATACAGAATGTCTGCTATTGGTGTTCCACAAGATCAGATAGCAGTAAAGATCGGTATGTGTAAAAACTCAATGATTAAAATTTATAGAGATGAGCTTGATCTCGGCATGGCAGAGGCTAACGAGATGATATGTGAGAGACTGTTCAAAATAGCAACAGAAGGTGATGATAAAGTTTCTTTGACTGCTTGTATTTTCTGGGTAAAATCAAGAATGGGATGGAAGGAAACTAATGTAGAAGAGGTACGAGATTTCGCAAAAGAAGATGAAAGTGTTAGAAGACTACTGGCAAGAATACGAGAAACTGAGTTCACCTCTGAGCAAGATAACATTTCAAACACTTCTAAAGTGGTACTCGAAGGCGAGAGCAAAGCAGAAGATTAATTTTCAAGACAAGTACAATATACATCTTTTCGTATGTGGTCGAGGCTTTGGTAAGACACAACTTGGTAGTATGGCGGTCATAGAACACTGTCTTATGAACTCTAATGCAACTTGTGGTGTAGTAGCACCAACACATCAGGATCTTAGGAAAGTAGTATTCAATGGTGACTCAGGTATCATCAACCAGATACATCCAGAACTGTTATCAGCAGAAGGTTACAATAAGTCTTACAACGAGATAACATTTTACAACGGATCAAAGATACTTGGTTTCCCAGCAGAGAGCGGTGATCGTATTCGTGGTAGTAACCTTAGCTTTGCATGGTGTGATGAGCTTGGTAGTTTCAGAGACACAGTAGCGTTTGACAACTTACTACTTGCACTACGACAGGGTAAGAATCCAAAGTGTATAATTACAACAACACCTAGACCGACACAACTTATCAAATCACTTGTAGAGAGAAGTGATGTAGAAGTAATTAGAGGATCAACTTATGAGAACATTGACAATTTAGCAAAGTCATCAGTAGAAATGTATAGAGAAACACTAGAAGGCACAAGGCTAGGACGACAAGAACTATACGGAGAGATCCTTGAAGACACAGAGGGCGCTTTATTCAAGTACAGTCAGATAGAAGAGAACAGAATAAAAGTTGCACCTAACTTACAAAGAGTTGTAGTAGCAATAGATCCAGCTATGACATCAACAGGTGATGAGACAGGTATCGTTGTCGCTGGTCGTGGATCAGATAATCGTTTCTATATTCTGCAAGACGCAACTATGAGATCGTCACCAGATCAGTGGATAGAAAAAGCTATCAGTTTGTACCATACACATAATGCTGATAGAATAATTGCAGAAGTGAACAATGGTGGTGATCTTATTGAGCGTTTACTAAGAACAAGAGATGTAAATGTTCCTTACAAAAGTGTACGAGCAACAAGAGGTAAGGTAACAAGAGCAGAGCCAGTCAGTAGTTTTTACGAGAGAGGTATGGTCAGTCATGTTGGAATATTCAAAGAATTAGAATCTCAAATGTGTTCTTTTACTGGAAATAATGTAAAATCTCAACATGATGATAGAGTAGACGCTTTAGTGTGGGCTATTACAAGTCTTCAATCTAGTGGTCAAGCAGTGTATAGGATAACTTAATGGGTATATTAGATATATTTTTCAAACAAAAGAAACAAGATCAAAAGCTAGATAGAAAAGACGCACCTAGAATAATGATCAACAAACTAGGCGCATACAACAAAATGTCCAACAAGAAGTATAGTTCTTATGCAGACGAAGGCTACAATCAAAACGCAATAGTCCATAGATCAGTAGACATCATCAGTATCAATGCCTCATCAGTCAAGCTAGATGTATTTGATGATGATATTAAACTAGACAATCACGAACTTATAACACTCTTAGACAGACCAAACCCATTACAATCAGGACAAGAATTTTTTACAAGTCTATTCTCATATCTAATGATATCAGGTAATACTTATATACTCAGAGACGCAGATGATCTAAGACCACCAAGAGAGTTGTATCTATTACGACCAGATCGTATACAAATCAAAGCTGGTGAGACAATCATACCAAGTTCTTATGACTATGTAGTAGACGGCAAGACACTCAAAAGCTATCCTGTAGATCAGACAACAGGACAATCACAACTAAAACAGATCAAACTATTCAACCCAGTAGATGACTACTACGGATGTAGCCCTATGATGTCAAGTGCATACAATATTGATCAGCACAACTTAGCTGGCATACACAATGTAGCTTTACTTAAAAATGGTGCTACACCATCAGGTATGTTGAAGTTCAATCCAAGAGATGAGGCTGGTGAGAGTACAACACTGACAGATGATCAAAGAGCAAGACTGCTAGAAGACTTAGAGTTCAGGTTTCAAGGATCACACAACTCAGGTAGACCACTACTGTTAGAAGGTGACTTCGACTATACACAAATGGGATTATCACCAAAAGACATGGACTTCTTAGAACTGTCTAATATGAGTGCTAGAGAGATAGCGTTATCGTTTGGTGTACCAGCGCAACTTATCGGTATTCCAGACGCACAAACTTATAGCAACATGGAAACTGCAAAACTATCTTTGTATGAAGAGACAATCATACCACTGTTACAAAGAGTAGAATCAGATCTGAATGAGTTTCTTGCACCACTGTATGACGGCAACATAAGAGTACAGTATGACATAGACTCTATACCAGCTATGGCTGAGAAGAGAAGACAAATTTATGAAAATGTAGTAGGTGGTGTTCAGGCTGGTATTCTTACAAGAAACGAGGCTAGAGAGAGGCTTGGACTAGAGAACGTCAGTGGTGGTGATGAATTGTATATACCATCTAACTTATTCCCTATCGGTGAGACACAAGAGAGCAGTCAGGACAATGCAAAACCTGTAGATGTAGATGGCGCAGAAAAAGATTTCAATGAGATGTATGGAGAAAAAGCTAGGGTAGATGTGGACACTTATACAACAGAAGAAGAGGCTGAACGCAGAGCAGATCAAATAGGATGTGCTGGCACACACAGTCACTCAATAGATGGTCAAACAGTTTATATGCCATGCAGAACACATGGTGAATACGAGGCAAGGCTATCAGGTAGATATCAAGAAGAAGACAAGCAAACAAACTTCCCACAGTCAGGAGATGATAAAAAGATATCACTTAGAAACAGTAACTTCCCATTGTTTGACAGACAGTTTGCAAAGACAATCAAAGAAGAACATCCAGATATCTGGCGTGCTGGTGGTAACATAGAAGGCAATAGAAGTTACAGACTGCTTACAGATCACTTAGATAACGACAAAGAGACACCAACAATACTTGATAAGATCAAAGAAAGAGAGGCATGGGCTAGTAGACACTTTGAAGATGGTAGTCAGTTCAAAGATCCAGACACATCACCAACATTATCAAACATAGCTGGTGTAGTAGCACAAATGAAATGGTTAGTTATTGGAACACTTGGTGAGCGAACAATGAAGGATGTCGTCATGGATGTAATCAAAAAAAGAGAAGACAAGAGATACCATGATGATGAAGACGAAGATGAGACAAAAGCACCAAGATTGACTGCAAAAGCAAAAAAAGGAATAGAAAACAAAGTAAAAGATCACAACGAAAAACACGGCAATAAAAGGGGAAAGAGAGTGACAGTTAGGATGTTGTCAGCAGTTTATGTCAGAGGCATAGGCGCTTACAGAACTAACCCACAATCTGTACGAAGTAATGTTCAATCAGAAGAACAGTGGGCTATGGCAAGAGTAAATGCTTTCCTAAGAGCAGTTGTTACTGGTAGATTCTCTGGTGGCAAGTTTGATCTTGACTTATTACCGAGAGATCACCCACTATCTTCTAAAAAATAAGGTAGTTATGCCAAGCAAAGACAGATCGTCTATCTCAAAAGCCACGGCTCACGATATCGTAAGAGCGTGGAATCTACCGAACATGACTTGTCAAAAGGATGTTTTTGAATATCTAGGTCTATCAACAGACAGTGGATCTATGACATTCTACAGACAACAAGCAGAAGAGATGACTGGGATTAGATTATTACCGCACAACAATAAATACAACAAAGTCACCAGAACAGAGAGAGAAAACTTACCCCCACTTACTAACCATGTAGACATAACAGATCATCCATACTGTATGCTAGTATTCTCTGACGCACACTTTGAAGGACACGAAACCCCATCATATAAAATTATGCTTAAGGTACTCAAAGATCTTATGAAGGACAGACAACTCAAATGCGTTGTAGCAAATGGTGACATATTAGATTTATCAATACTTTCACACTTTGCAAAGTTCCATACAGAGATAAGACCAAAAGAGAGAACAGTACAACAAGAAATATTAGACACACAGGCGCAGTTGAGCAAGATACAAAAACTGATCAACAGTGCAAAGTACCCTATCAAGCAACTAGCCACTTTTGGAAACCACGAAACTAGACTATCCAAAGCATGCATGAGCTGGGGTAGAGCCTTCGAGGACTTTGAAGGATTCAAGATACAAAATTTATTCCCAGACTGGGAGTGGGCTATGAGTCATTTAGTAGATGATACAGTTCTCATCAAACATAGAATGAGAGGTGGTATACATACTGCTTACCAAAATTCAATGAGGGCTGGTATTCACATCATCA